TGTTTTTTGATTTCGGTAGGAAGTTGTTGAAAATCTTCTTCCTCTTTCAAAAGGTCTTTTAACTTTAACATAATTATCTCTTTACGATTTTATACTTTTTTAATTTTTGAACGGCTTGTGATAATTCTTGCGGAGTCATACCCAATGCATCTATCAACTTAGCTATTACCAATTGCTCCTTTCTTCTACCCAAATTATATGATTTGATAACTTGTAATGCTCTATCTAAAAATCTTTCAACTTTGGATGGAATAGATACATCCATATCTTCCAAATCTTCTTTTACTACTTTTGGATTGATTTCTTTACCAGGTATTAAGTTTACTAGCTTTGCCATTTTATTAGTTTAATTCAATTATAATTTCTCTCATAAGGTCTTGTGCTTTGCACCATTTACCACACTCTTCTGCAACTTTTTTCCATTGCTTTGATTCGTTCATTGGCGCCATAAATGCTCCATGTGTAGATGGATTTGAAACAAAATCCCAACCTACCAATTCAAAATCTTCTTGTACCATTAAAGTACCATCATTTAGTTCTTTAACAGAACCTAAACCTCTTGATGAAATACCTAAACGGATATTATTTTTTAATAATTCTCTAAGAATATTTCCTGATGGAGTTGAAAGGATTTCTACTACACCTACTACATCATCACCATCCCAACCGATTTCTCTGATGTTGTGAGAAACGTTTTTAAGGTTGATAACAGGAGAATCTGGATGGTCTAATTCACCCAATGCTCTTCTTTCTTTGATAAGTTGTTCGTACTTCTTACACTCTCTTTCTAAGATTTCTTTAGGATATCTTCTATTGTTTTGGTTAGGAGCACCTGCTCTTTGTAGGATACCTTTAACTAAATAAGTACCATTATCCTGCTCCACCATTTTGGCTTCGAACAAATGCGTTTCTATTAGTAATCCCCTATTCATTTATTTTATATCTTTTTTTACCTTTTCAATTGCTGTATTGGTAATTCCTTTATCCATCCAAGACTTAATAAATATAGTTTTTAGTTGGTTTTCTATTTCCGTACTATGCAATTTACCATCCGATTTATCCACAGCTTTATTTATTTGTGTTTTTACATATGGTAATCTAACTATTTTATCAGCAGTCGAATTATCAATTCCTTTTTTATAATCAATCATATCAGTTGCATCACTTACAAAACTTTTGTTTTTTACCAATGATTGCAATATATCATTTACAGGCTCTTCATAATCGGGCTTAGCTGTAAAATAATTCATTCCTTTTCCAGCCAATTCATATAAAAAATAAAGAATAATTTTACCAAATATGAATCCACCCAATGCGGTCATTACATAAATGGCCAAATTTTCATTTACTTTTTTTTTTTAACCGATTCGTTTTTTCCTCTCAATGCTGCCAAATCGCTTGCTTCAATCTCACCATCCTTATCGGTATCTAACTTCTCCTGATTTCCAGGTAAGTTTTCATTATATCCTCTCAATCTACCCTCCGATTTTGCTTTTGCTGCTTTATCCACTGCGTTGAAGAATGCTTTCTTTTCGGTATCACTCATAGAAGCGACTGATTTACCAGTCTTGTCAAGCATTGCTTTGAACATTTCCTGATAATCGTTTTCTTCTTTAACAACCTGTCTGATAAGTTCTTTTAATTGGTTTGCTTTCATTATTCTGAAATTTGTCTAATTTTTTGGTCTAATTTTAATAGTCTTTCCTTTATACTATAAATATGACTATTTGTTCTTTTCCAATAACTTTTATTATCTACCCCACTTTCATTTTTAATTTTACCATACCAATTAAGAAATCTTTCCATTTCTTTTAATTGTCTACTTATTGTAGATATACCTCTACCTATTTTTGCTTGTGCAGTTGATTCATCTTTTTTTAACTCTAACCAACGATTTTCGTTCATTACAAAATTTCCATCTTTATCCGATACATAATATGCAACCATATTATATGAACCACCTCTTTGCTTTTCAAGCTTTTCTACTTCTTTTTTTGCATCTTTGTATGATGAATATGAATGCTTAAAAACACCTTTACCTTGTCCTCTACCTTTGTTATAACCAACATAGTATAATCCTTCTTTTACTACACTATATCCGGTCAAATCGGCTTGTCTTTTACCTTTAGTTTTTTCATCTTCAGGCTTGCCAAAAGCGTGTGGAGTACCATATCCTTGCACATTTCCGGTTGTATTCATTTCATCAACCTTCAATTCTGCATCCTTATACATACCACTAACCTTAGCATCTAATTCTGCTGCTAATTTTTTCTTTTGTGCCGTTAAAGTTTTTAAATGCTGAATGTGTTGTTTTTCTTCTGGAGTTCCTTTAGATTTCTTATATAATTCTAAATGCTTTTCCATAGAATCGATTACTTTCATATAATCGGTTTGGATTACTCTAACTGAACGTAATTCGGATAAAACCACTTCTTTGATTTTATCAGGCAATCCTTTATGTGAAGTTGATGCAAAATCTTTTGCGTCTTTATCAGACATAGAATCAGCAGCTTTTTGAACTTCTGGAGATGGATTTTCCATATCACCTTTTTGTGCGGCGTGAACCATTCCCATAAATCTTTGTTGTGCTTTGGATACTGCTGGCATTTCTTATAAGTTTAAGCTAATACATATACAGAACCACCATTGGTTACATTAATACTTCTAACATAGCAAGGAAAAGGTTGTCCTGCTGCTAAATGTTCTAATGCTATTGTTGGGTGAACAGTACTTCCTGTTCCAAATCCTTCTAATGTAATAGTTCCAGTCACACCATTTACAGGCAATACACCCCATGCTCTATCTACTAATGCAGCTGAACCAGATGTTACTAATTTTGCATTAAATGTTCTATAATTTACCATCGTTATTTATTTAAACTATCTTTTAATTCTTTTAATAATTCGTAACTCATCATTAATGCAGATAAATGAGATTCTTTTAATTTCTTAACTGATTTTATCTTTTTTATATTTGATATTGTTTCAGCTAATTTAATTTTTGTAACTTTATCTGATACTTTAGAGCCAATATCTTTTAATCCTTCCGATAAAGAATTAACTTCACTATTAACATACTCTTTTAATTTTCCAGTGTTGTTAATATTATTGATATATTCTTTAAGTAAGTTTTTTTGTTGCTCTGATAAGTTGTTATATTTTTTATTGAAGTTCTCAACTAACATTTTATAAGATAGCATTCTAACTTCTTCATCTTGCTTTCTGTATTCTTCCAAAACTCTATCATTTACTTTCTTGTCTTTATTTTCAATTGATGAATTGATTATATTTTCAACAATAGTAAATTTAGAATTAACAATATCTTTTGGTTCAAACGATTCTTTAGTAGTTGTAGCTTCAAATATTTTATATATTGATGCTAAGTTCTTATAATTGGAAATTGGAGATTTTACAAAATCATCAATATTGTATGCTTCTTTAATTTCTTTTATTAAATTGTATTTTTCTTTTGTAAGCTTTTGCTCATCTAATCTTTTACGAGCTTCACATACTGTTTCTACAAATTTTTCTGCTTTTGATTCTGAATTATATTTTTCATTAATCAAATATTGATATAATTTTAATTCTTTAGAAAGTTCTTTTTTAGCTGAGAAATATTCTTTTAATATTTTTTCAGCTTTAGAATTAGTTTTGCCAGACATTATTTCAGATGTAATTTGTCTTACTAATAATTCAAAGATGAACCCAGTGTTTTTAAACTTAGAATGCTTAATATTTTTCATTAATTATTTAATTTCTCTGATATAAATATACTTTTATTGTGGAATATTACTTTTTATCCAAATCTTCTCTCAAAATAGTCTTTTTGTTACCAACCATATCTTTGAATATTTCTATTGTCTCTCTTTGAGTTTTTTGCTTTAAAGTTTTAATTCCTAATGGGTCTCTGCCTAAATGGTGGTCATCTTTACCATATCTAACCGGGTCTTTTGGTCTACCAACTTTATCTTCCTCCGCTAATTCTTTTTTTATCTTTTGAATTTCTTCTTCAACATTTGTGGTTTCTTCTGTTCCTGTTTCTTTAGCCGGGTCAACACCCTGTGTTTCAATTGATGTTAAACGGAATTGTTGTTTAGTATCTTCGATAACATCAACTGTCAACTCATCTTGCTCTTCAGGAGTCATATTCATAATAGTATCGTACATCCATTTTTTGGAGAACATTTTTGTTTGTTGCATTTGAGTAATTAATGCAATTTTAGATGTATATAATTCTACTTTCTCTTGCTCATATATTTTAGATGGTATTGTTAATTCTAATGAAAAATCTAAATCATCTGCATTATCCAATCCTTGTGCATATAAATGTACAATTGCTATTTTAGTCAATTCTGATACTAATACCTTTTGAATTCTTTCAATTGTTTTTGCAAAACGAACATCTTGTCCAGCTAAAGTAGCTTTACCGCTAATATCTTCTTCATAGCCTAAATATACTTTTGGAATTTGCAATGCCGCCATCAATTTACCTTTTAAGTAATTGATATCATCAATCATATTATATTCCAATCCTTTTAATGTATCGATAGATGTACCATTATCACTACCACGAACTGGCATATAGTAATCTTCGATAAGATTTTGAATATTATATTTTAAGTTATATTCTCCTGTTTGTGGGTCTAAGAATGGAACTTTCTTAGATGAGTTGATAATCTTTTGCATGTAGTTATCAACTTCGGTTGGTGGAATATTACCAACATCTACTTTAAAAATTCTTTTTTCTGGGGCTCTCATAATACGATGGATTAACATCGCATCTTCCATAAGAGATAATTGCTTCCAAACTCTTCTACCACCTTCAATCATAGATTTTCCGTAAGGTAAAAAGTTTGCATCCGAATATAAACGGAAGTGTGCTATTTCATAGTTTTCGTATTCCTTTTTAGAACCTGCGGTAGATAGCATACTATTTGGATTCTGAAATGGTGAGTAAACAAATTTTACTCTTTGAGGATTTGTCATATCAAATCCTTCAACTCTACTCGTTTCATATACGGATAAAGGAGTTACGTTTACAATTCCTAATTCAGGTGAAATTTCTAATTGTAAAAAGAAATCCCCATATTTAACTAAATTTCTGGTCCAAGGCCATAGATTGAATTCAATATTAATAATATCGTAGAAAAGGTTTCTTAAAATTTCTTTTGTGTTTTCATTAGGACAATTAATTTTTAATACATCACCCAATTCATTCTTAACAGTTGCTTCATCTGCGTAAATATTTAATGCAGAAGATATAATTGGGTCATTATCCATACCATCATAATCTCTAAACAAATCTATACGAACTTGCTGATATGCCGCTGCTGATTCAATTAATCCACCACTATATTGCGGTGTACGCATACGGGTGTATCTATCTATTAAGTTAGTTGTTAAAGTTTGATACTCATCGGTATCAATAACTTTGACTCCCTTAGATGTTTTACGAACAATTGTATTCGTTGAAAATAGTTTTTGTAACCTACCGAAAAATGATTTATCTGCCATTTGTTATTTTATAGTTTGTTTAAAGATATGGAAATTATTTGATATTAACAAATAAATTACCATTTTCTGCAAGACCAATATCTTGCTTTCCATCTTGGACCTGGAGTATCACAATTATGTCTTGCTCTGAATGATTTTCTTCTTTCTGGGTTAGATTTTTTAATTCTCATATTTGGGTCACCAAAGTTTACTTTCACAACGTTTCCTTTATCGTTCTTTACATAAACTTTGAATTTTTTAACATCGCCTTGCATTGGTTTACCCAATTGAACTTTTCTACCCTGATATTCGGCTTCATATACGCAAGGACAATTTGCTTCAGCTAGGTATTGTGTGTACTCTCTCATAAACTGAACGAATTCTTTCATATCTTGTCCGTTCTCCACATCATATTCTTCTACTTCATTTACTTGTTCATTTATTTTTTTTGATTTTACCGGCTCATATCCTCTATCTTCAACATCTTTATCTTGTGAAGGATTTTGATAGCCAGGTTTTGTATCTTTTAAATCATCAAAATCATAAGTATCCGGTTCTGCACCATATCCCATATCGGGTGCATACATTGATGTTGCATGGTGTTTTGTAAAATCCTCTTCACCCTCACTATCGGCATTGTATGTATCGCCATCAATTCTTTCGTTTACATTCTTTGCATTTATGGGCATTAAACTTTTTAATTTCATATCTTTAATATTTTCTTTTACTGGTACACAATTTGGCACCATTTTGCCATTTTTCATTTTACCACCAATTTCCCTATATCCATCCCAACATTCATGCAATGCGTTTAATTCTCCTAAACTCTCATTACAAGTTCTCCAACCACCACCTTTTGATTTGTAGTTCTTTGCAGCCCATCCATTTGCGTAAGCCGAAGGATATACATCAAACTTTGCTTTTGCTGCTGCTTTTGAAGCTGCCCATTTTCCTGCATCGGTTGGACAATTCTTTTCTAAAAAAAGATTTAGTTTTTCTTCTATACTCATTGTTTCATTTTTTTTCTTGCCTTGACAATGTGCTCTTTGGCTGAAACCTTTTGGATTATTACAATCTATACTTCTTTTATATTTTTCACTCCACTCTTCGTTTTTAGGTTTAGTAGAAACATATATTGGTGTTTTACCTTGCCCCTTACTATCACTACCACCTCTACCTGCCGCATTTTGTGCAGCTCTTTTTCTACGAGTTGCCGATTCTTTTTCTTTTTTACTCATTCCAGCAGCTTTTGCAGCAGGAACACATTTAGCATATCCACTTTTTTCTCCCGAAGTTCCACATGGCGGGTGTTTACCATCAACTTTTTTGCCGATGTTTACCCATTTTTCTTTAAACCATTTATTTAAATCTTCGTTCATCTATAATAGTTTCAACATATAAATATATAAAAATTAACGAAGTAACCAAGTTAGATTTTCTTTCTCCCCTCTACCTAAATCCATTTCATATGGATTAGTTTGTTGCCAGTTAGAAGTATATACACCCGTATTGTTTTGTATAGTGGTTGCATTCAACATATTTCTTGTCAAATCTATACCTTCTTGTCTTAATCTTAATGCGGTATTACGAACCCATAATCCAATAGATAATGCCATTGTCAAGTCATCATTATAACCTTTCATAGCTTCAGCTTTACCATTATTCCAAATAAAAGTAAACAACTCATCTATTAGTCGATTAGAACGTATTAGAATATCTTTATCTTTTATGTAGTTATCCAATGCCGAAATGATAAGAGGACGTGTTTTTGATGTTGTTGAAAAACCAGCCACCATACTTCTTTCTTGTCTATAATATTTGTTAGATATTTGCCTTTCTACATCTACATATTGTAAATCATTACTCATATAGAATAGATTCGGATATCCCCTATCAATTACTTGCTGAATCGTAGCCCATCCTACGTTTGAGTTTTCAATTACCAGTAATGCGTTATTATATTCGGTCGATAATGCGGTTAAAAAATTTCCAAAATCTTTTGTATCGATTTTTCCTCTATATTCTCCAACTTGAGATGAATCTTCTATATCAATAATTTGAGCAGTAGAATAGTCACTTCCATCACCCCTCGCCACGTCGGCGGATATCATATATTGTCTATTATAATTAGGATGTTCCCATATCCAAAGGTTTCCATCGAATCCTCTTTTTTCTACGGGCTCCATAACGTATGTTTCTTTATACCACGTTAATAGTGCCGGGTCGATTACAGTATCACCCGAACCAATAAAGTCACAATCACATTCTTGTGCTGCTCCTTTAACTCCTAAAATACGAGTTTGTTCATCTCTCCACGCTTGGTTTCTTTCAGGATGAACAGTCCAATGTAGGTTAATACAATTAAAACCATTTGTTCCGTTTTCACCTTCTACCCACATTTTATGGAACCAGTTACCCACACCATTTGGAGTTGATAATACGATTGCCGAACCACCTGTTGATAAGGTAGATTGTGCTGATAACCAAATTTCATCTATATCTCTAATGAATGCAGCCTCATCCACAACCAATAGGGATAGGGCTTCAGAACGTCCGGCATCTGGAGAAGATGCAATTGCTTTTACTTGCGAACCATTCTTTAATTTAAGTGATAATTTGTTATCTTCAACCGAACTATTACTTCCATCTCTCAACCATATGGGAAGTAAATCGTGCATCACTCTAACCTTCTCCACTAAGTTCTTTGCAACAGTTACTTTAGTTGCAATAACCAACGCATTGAAGTCTTGGTTGAATATCATCTTCCAAAGAATAAAGCCCGCCGATAGGGTTGATAAACCTAACTGACGAGATTTCAGAATTATATTAAAACGATTTTCTTTAAAATCCGTTAAACATCCTTCCTGAAACGGATATAGATGAAACGGAATTTTACCACGTGTAGGGTGCTGAATGATACAATACTTCTTCATAAAGTGTATTGGGTCTAAAGCACACTTTTTGTATTCTTCAGCAATAATCTGCTTTAAGTTCTTAGTATTTTGCTGAACTACATTACTCATTATTTTTTTACTTTGATTTTCCAATAAGTACCAAACCCAACGTATGGTGAGAAACCACCAGTAGTACCATCTACAACTCTATTGTTTACACCCAAAGTAAATTGATATATTTTATCTTTTTTAGTTTTTAACATTATACCTGCTCCAACTGAAGAAACAACATCAGCTTTGTTAAATCCACCATTTAAACCATAGTAAACTTGGTTTCTAGCTGGCTCTTTAACAATAAGAGTTTCTTTGATTGTTCTTTCTTTTACTTTTGCATCAAATGTTCTACCTAAGATTTTATTTTGTGAAATTGTATCGGTTACAGCCACAGTTCCTAATGAATCAGGCAATACCAATACATCTTTGTATAATACTTTTGAATAGTAATCTTTTAGTAATGCTGCCGTATCTACTACTGCAGGAATTTGTACTTCTTTCTCTACGATTACTTCGTGATAAATATCTTCACCTTTTTTAGTAACAACTTTTGTTTTTACTACTTCCATAGTATCGATATCGTGTTTAATAACTTCGTATTTTTTACCTTCAATACGAATCGTTCTTCCACCTGGCATAACACCACCTGGGTTAAACCATTGTAAAAGAATGTAAATGATTAATGCTGCGATAGCAATGTTTTTGAAATTCAATAATTTTTTCATAATTCTATTTTTTTACAAGCTCTGGGTGATTTAATTCACATAACTTATCTTCTAATGCTGCTTTCCTTTCCAATAGAGCTTTAATTGCTTCGGTAGCACCATCGATATCTTTTTGTAAATCTTGTTTTACTTTTTCTATATCAACTTCATAATGCCATTTTTGAATACTGCCATCTTCGTTTACGAACTCCAATGTTTGAGATACACCTTTTAGCGCTTCTTCAAATTGTGCTTTCAAATCTGTAACATATGATAGTTGATTATTTGTTATTTTATAATCTTCATAAAAAGGATATGTACCATCTTCTTTTAAACTATGTTCAAATTTCCTTAAACACGTTATACATAATCCTGTTTTACGAATTGTTGTTTTATCTGCTTTACTATATTGTATAGTATTACAATTTTCAGATTGACAATTATTTAATTTTTCTAAATATGCTCTAACATCATCTAATTGTGATACTGATATTTTATATCCTTCTTTTTGTTCCCATGTCTTTCCTTCCTTGTCAGTCCATACTTCACCAACTTCTCGTTTAGTTTCAACATCACCTTCATAACCATGTACTCTTTGTATATTATCTTCTCTACCAAATACCGTATCTATAATTTTTTTACGAGTTGGGTGAATATAATTATTTTTTTCTTCAAAGCTTTTTCTCTTTGCCATAATATTATTTGTTTATAACTTATTTATATATACATATATATATATAATTTATCTTCCAAACTTAAAAATTCCTAAAATTTGATTTAACGGAGCAAATGTGCCGGTTAATTTATAGGTATTTCCTTTGTAGAAAAATACTAATCCTTCATTTGGAACTAATTTTTCAAATCCGCCAATGGCATTTAATCTAGCCAATTCTTTTTCTAATCTTTTTATTTGAGCTTCACTACCACCATTTCTAATATCAGATATTGATGATTCTAATGATGCTTTTATAGATTGTAATGCTGAATCAGGCTGTGCGGTTAGTACTGAACTCATAAATGATAATACTTCTGCACCAACTCCTAAAAAGATATCTTCAAATTTACGAAGATTTCCTTTCATAATTTTATCCTTTGCATCTTTATCAACCCCATCTGCCCATTTTCTAGCATCTTCATCTGCAATTGATTTAATTGTAAATGATTTGTTATCAAATGCCCATCTTCTTGCCAATCCTTCTTTTTCTAATTGTGCAAGATTTTTTTTAGATTTATTTACGAAATTCATCCACCAAGCATAATGATATTCTGCTACGCCATCTTTATCAGATAATCCAAATTCTGATTGTAATCTGGATAACATACCATTGAATTTTCCTTTTTGAGAACTCAACTTTTCATCTTTTGGTAGTTTAGTAATTGGTGGGCCTTGTAATGTATATGTACTTTGTACGTGCTTATTTATATTTTTAATCATCGATGCTAATTTACTTTCAGCACCTTTTACAGCCCCAACTGCGTTTCCCTTCTCATCATATTCAACAACGTTGTGAAATACCAATAGATTTTGCCCATAAGGAATTACATTTGCATTTTGTGGATAGATTACCTCTAAATTACAAAACGCTGAACCATCTTTGAATATGCTCTGTCTTTCTTTCTCTCCTAATCCACTAATTGCTGAATACAAATCTCTCATTGCGAAATTGTATGCATCACTCAATGCACCTCTACCACCAAATTTAGATGCTAAAGCATTCATATCTAATGCACTTGCTCCACCATTTGCTAAATGTCCTTTATTACGAGCTGCTATTAGTTTACCATTTTTCCAACTGATTGCTAATGCTTGTCCATCGGTTTTTTCTCTTACAACTCCTAACTTACCATCTAAAGCGTTATTGATAATTTTTTTCAAATCACCAAATGTAAGGTTCATTGAAATATCAAATGGATGATTCATATGTCCATATGCCCCACCCTCATTAATCATTTGTTTGGATTCGTAAATGTGTCCGTTTCTTCTGCCGAAATCTCTTAATAGAATTCCAGCTGCTGCATTTGCTTCGTTTTCTACATCGGAGCCTGTTTCACCATCTTCAACCCCACCTATTACACCATCTTGTCTTTGTTTAAGATGAACCAACTCATGCGCTAATGTTCTAAGAATATCAGGCATACTTCTATTTGATACATACACATAAATTTCATCTGTATTTGGGTCATACCCACCATACGATTTAAATGTAGTAGCAAATTCGTTATCCTTTATTAATTTTATTTGAAATGGTAATCGGTTTAAAGATAATCTATCTTTTGCGAATTTAATAAATTCACCTATGATTTGAGCTTTACTTTTTTTTTGCTCCGGAGCTGGAACTTCTTCTTTTAATAATCCCAACTTAACAGACATATCGGTTATTTCTTCATAGTCTGTATCTCTCAAACTTCTCTCTACTTCTCTTCTATTTGCATTTGGGTCTGCACATACAGCTGCTCCAATTTTCTTTCTACCAAATGAACCAGCTTTATCCCACATTTTCATAATCGCTTTATAATGCCAGTCTCCATGTCCTACTTCATTAAATGCTGATGGAACTTTTATCTTAACCCAACCGCCCCAACGAAATACTTTTGAAGGTATTGGTAATGTAGAACCTATTGGTAATTTACTTTGATATTTTTTATCTATACCAATTACTTTGGTAACAAACTCTCTATTTTTATTATCTGCTCCTACTAATTCAACTTCTACATCAACAGGTTGGCCACCTATTTTAATTTTACCTTTAAAGAATCCTTTATTGATTTCATTTATTTTTCTGAATGTGGTTGCTTGCTTACCATTGATTGTTGGCATTCCGTGGTCATCAGTTCCGATATCTTTTATATCTACTTTTTTATTTTTAAACTTACCCATCAAAACAGTATCTCCTTTATCAACATCTACATTAATATCTTCTGTTTTTATTAAGTTTAATAAATTTTGTTTTTTATTATCTTGTTCTTTTTTTTCTTTAGATAACTTATATGTAATTAAACTCTCCAACTTTTGTTCGGGAGTCATTTTGTAATTTTTCAGAGCTTCGGCTTGCATTTTAATTAACTTTAAGAAAAACTTTTTATTAAATTCTTCTTCATCAGCTTCTGATAATAAACTCATTTCTTTTATGAGTCCTTCCAACAATCCACCCGTTACAGCACTTGCCCCCAATCCTGCACCAGCCATACCACCTATGTTTCTCATTCCCATTATTTCCATAGTAGCATGTTTTGCAGCATCTTTTGCAATATGTTTTGCTAATTCTGCTGCACCATGTCCTCCGGCGTGTCCACCAGCTGCTGCACCTATACCCATTTTACCTAATATAGCAGGTCCATATACCGCACCACCAACTACTGCTGCTGCCTCCATAACAGTGTGTGCAATTGCATGATTTTGTTCGTGCGATTTATGGTGTGATTCGTGTGCCAAATGTTTTTGTTCTGGTGATAAATCATCTTCGTATTCAGGAATTTTGTTTGTTTTTGGAACTCTTTTTGGTGGTAAAGGCCAAAGTTTTAATTTTGTTTCCTGTGTTGGCTTTCCATCTGCACCTAAACTATTTCCCTTTTTATCAACCTCCAATCCATCTTTATCGTAATACTTATCATCTCTTTTAAAGAATCCGGTTTCAGAATCTAATTCATTTGCTTTAAACGCATCTTCTTTAGAAACATTACCATATTCATTTCCAGCTTTTCTAGGGCCTATATAGCCAGTTCCAAGTCCACCATAGTATGCACCATCTTTTAAATCTTTAGGGTCTGGTTTACCTGCTCCTTGCTTATACGCTGGTTCTTCTTTATAAACCTTTTTACCATTTTCATCACGCTTTTGATAATCGGTGTAGTGAACTTCTTTACAATTGCTTTTATCTTTAGGTTTTTTTGGTTTTTCTTTTTGCTTGCCATCTTTACCCAATGATGAAAGATAATTTTGTCTATCGTTTGCATCTTCGTTCATAGACCAACCGCTTTTAGCGTGTGGGCCTGCTGGAGTTCCGCTACAATCTTCTGTCATTCCGGTTTTACCCGTTCTTACAAATGAGGAAATACCTTCAGCTGTATCTTTTAGTTGTTTTCCCTTTTTAGCAATCCAACCGCCAATCATTGTATCTTGTGCAATTTTTTGAATGATATTTCTTTTATTTAAAGCATCATCAATTGCTGCAGCTTTATCCTCATCGGATATTCCATCTAAAAATTCGTAAACTTTATTTTCTTCGTGAGATAATCCTTCTTTTTCTTTTTTAATTTGGTTATTTATACCCTCTTTAAATTCTCTTTCTTTCTTTTCTTTGTCTGTTTCTTTTGTCTCTTCTCCACTTGCTCTCTTTTCAGCATCCGATTTTAATTCAGCACCACTTAATTTTTGCTCAGGCGGCGGGGCTTGCTTTTCTCCACCTTTTTCGGCACCATCTCCTTTAGGTTTAGCATCTGCTTTACCTTGTGCGGTTTGTCCTTTCTTAACAGGTTGACCCGGAGCTGCTGGTTTATCTGCTTGAGTTGCGGCCTTTCCTTTTGGTTCATTAGCAGGAGCATCATTTGGTCCAACTAATTTAGCTGCTTGAATATGTGCTTCGTGGTCTTTTGGTAATCGTAATGCACCTCTAACAGTAATTTTCTTTTTCTTTCCATTGGAAGAAGTGTATGTAATTTCCTTATCCATTACAGGATTTGGTTCTTCTTCTAAGAAATATTCTTCTATAAAATTATCAGCTTCAAATACTAATTTTGCTATTTGTTCAGCGATAGGGTCATATACATATGAATCATCAGTAGTTGCTACTGAACGAATATCATCGTTTTTCTTTTGTATCTTCTTAACATCTTCTTTAGATGGATAACCTTTTATAAATTCTTCTTTAATCAGTTTGTTAGTTATCATTTTATAAATTTCTTTATCGAATTTTGGATATGCTTTCAAAAATAGCTTTTCAGCATTATCCGAACTTAACCATTTTCTTACATCAGTTCCACTAATTGGGTTCGGGTCGGATGGTATAATATAAGTATAACCAATTTCATCATATCCGTATCCAGCCTTACCTTTATATGGTTTAAAATATTTACCAGCTAATCTACTCGCATCTTTTTCTCCTACTGCTGCTATATATTGTGTTGTTTTACCATCATATTTAGCAAGTATTTCCTTTGGAGCGTATGGGTTTGATACTTTAACTATTTTGCTTGGCGGAATACCAAACATTTTACCCATTATAACAACCTTCTCTTTAAAATTAAATGGAGATTTGCCAGAATCGGTTTTATCAGATGTACCAATATAAACATTATTAGCGCCAAATTTAGACACTAATTTTTGATATGCAGCGTAATGTCCTTTATGAAAAGGTTGAAAACGGCCTGAATATACAACTATGGTTTTTTTAACTTCTGGTTTATCCACAATCTCTTTTTATTTGTATATAAATATTCTTAAATAAGGTTATCAGTATTTTTTAGTAAAAAAGTTACTATACCACCTTGCATTCTTTTATGATTTATCGAAAAATCTAAAAATAATTTTTGATTATATTCACATATTTCTTTCACATTATTTAAAAATTCATCTTTTTCTTCTTTTGCTTTTTGTGAAAATTTAATTATTTCTTCCAAAATCAAATTAAGTCGTTTATCATCATCGATACAATTATCATAACTTTCATCTATAAATGGTGAAAATGTTTTAAATCCTAATGATTTAATATACTCCAACGATTTCGCAGGACCAGCTAATATAAATGGTTGACAATGCCCAATTGGTTTCCAAATCTTTTCACTTAGATAACCTGTTGGAAATTCAGCTTCTGGTTCGTTATTAGGATTATTTCTTATTTGAAAAAATATAGATTCGGTTACAATACTTAAATAAGAATTTAAATAAATACCTTTATCTTCAAACCCATATCCGGCGATTTTAGTTAAATCATCAATATCCAAATGCTTTGATTCGTTTTTTATTAAGGAAATAAATTCTTCATCATTCCATCTATTTATTCTTTCTCTTATAAAGTTTTCATTGTAAAATTTATTATCCCAACTAACTAAACTTTTATCTAACCCCAATTTATACAAATTATATAAAATAGATATTCTGTGCTCTTTCCAATGTCTACATAAAAATAAAAAATCTTTTTTTTCAGAACCTATTGATTTTTCAAACTCTTCATAAGTAACTACTGTGTTTTTTCGTGGTTTAATTTTACCTACTTGTGGTTCGTGATTATCTTCTTTCCAATATGAAAAATTTGGATTGTTTAGTGTATTAAAAAATTCTTGCGATTTTGCTATTAGTGCTTGATTATAATCTAATACATTATAGTTGTATCCTAATTTTTTAATGTTTTTTGGTAATTTGAAATCCTGAAATACTAAGAATATTTTTTCTTCGGGTATTTCATGCTTCTTAAAAAATTCAAATATTTTTTCAAAATTTTTCTTAGTAATTCCTAACCCACCATCTATGATATAACTTATTAAAACGTTTCCATTCCAATTTTTAATTTCATCTATTGCTTTTTGAGACATAAATTCTAAAGCGAATTGATAATGTACATCACTATAATTTCCAAAAAATTGCTCAATATTACCAAATGGTTCTATTACATAAAACCATTCATAGCCCTTACCATTCTTCTCTCTATCCCAAATAATTTCATATACGGATTTTCTTTCTATGAATTCCCATAAATAATTACTATTATATACCGGCCAATCCGATTGCCACCTTTGTCTAAAATATGCGTCTGATTGGTCAAATTTAAAATCGGATGCTTTATGTATTGTTGGTAAAAACTTTGGATTCAAACAATTGGGTTGTTCTCCATTATAAGTCATTACATCATATCCAAAAATTAATTTCATATTATATTAATTTTTTATTAATTCCATTTTTCTTTAAAAATGATGATAATACCTCATTTACAAAACGTCTATTCATATAAGATGAAACGTGTCCTAAATACCATTCATTATCCATATAGTTTTTTATATCATCCAATGTAATACATTTTTTTCCATCACAATGTTCCATAAATAATAAGTTACTCATAAGTTTACCCCTATCATTTATATTCTCTACTAAATAGAATTCTTTTTTTAAATCAAAGTTGCGAATGGCCCATTCAATTTGTCCACCATACTTAGTAATACCATCTTCTTTATAGAACCAATGATTGGTATTAACTAAAGATATTAAATAGTGGATGTATGGATTATCAGAATGAGTATAATTTAAATCATCTTCCCAAGTATTTGGTATATATTTTCTATCCAATATTGCTTCTGAAAATTTTTCATTTTCAGTTTCTCTGTAATTTGGGAATCCATATCCAGCGGTAACCGTATAACTTTTTGAAAATTGATTTTGAATATCAAATGAAAACCATTCTATTCCTTTATTTTTTAAATAATTTTCTAAATAAAGTTTTGCTTCCAAATGATTTATGAAAGATTGTTCAACTGATTTTATATATTCAAAATATGATGGTAAAAATTTCTTAGCTTTATTTTCAATATGGTCTAAATTGAAACCACCCGTCAATATCCAATATCCGTATTCAGCATTATAGTTTTTTGAATCTATCCAATCGGTAATATGTGCATGAGAATGATTTGTTTTATTTTCTATAACAATATTCAAATCTTGCATTTTAGATGGAGAAACATAGAATGATTCTCTAGTCCAAGCTGACCATTGGATTATGGCGCATATATCCTTTATATTTACACCACTTTCTATTAATTTTTCTATTTTATAAATTGTAGTTCTGGCAATCGACCAATTATCATGTGTAGCGCTACCCATATTATACACTTCTGCATCATACAAATTCTTAATCCAATGAGGCCAACGCCACATTTCTATCCAATCTGATAGAAAATCACTATCGTTTCCTTCTAAATTTATTCGTTGTGCCTGTCTAGTAAATGAACAACCACTAGCTACTATATGCTTCATTATGCTTTATTGTAAATACTTAAAATACTTTGTGGATATATCTCTTTAACCATTTGATTAAAGTTTCCTGCGGTATAATGATTATATTCTGTCTTAAATTGTTTTAATTCCTTTTTAGATAGTTTCATAACACTATCCGTAAATTCTAATATAGATTTCATTCTTTCAGAATCATCTAAAATAGAATCGTATTCATATTTCCAAAAATCAAAATTATACTTTAATCCCATAGATTCTAATGTAGATATAGTATTTGGCTTTGATAGTAATATAAATGGATGCCCCATCAACGTTGGTTTCATTATTTTTTCAGAAATATTATTCCAACTTAATTGAGTATTTGTTGCTCCCGAAGAACGTTGTATATGATAAAATCGTGTTTCAGCTGCTACATCGAAATATGAATCCAAATATGAAACAAAGTTATAAGCGTTTGCTCTATCTCTATAATCTTCATACGTTTCATAATCGTTTAAATGGGGTAATAATTTAATAATATCTAGCGTTTTATAATACTCTTGAAATTTTAGCGGTACAAATTCGTTAAATAAATCTGGCTCATAATCCGGACCTGTTGATGACCATATAAAATCTTTTAAATAATCATTTGTATATAAATGATTTAAAAATTCTAATTTATGTATTCTATTATGGCCAGCATAAAACATACCCTTAAACTTTCTTAGTATACGGTATGTAGTATCTTCAACTCGTTTAAATGCTAATATATTCAATGGTAT